CATTAGTGGCCGAACACTAGACAGTATGCAACAGGAATTATCTAACCTGTCTCATTTCACTCAGAATCTGAGAACTATAAAGTGTGAACGTATTTTTCGACCCACGCTCATAAATTTGTGACCGAGAATAAAATTCTCCCGAACAGCAAGCACCGTAGTGCTATACTGCTCGAGAAACAAAACTTCTCGACCTCAAAATAAATGAGTGTATAGCACAAGTGCTACTGTCGAACGCCAACAGGCGCACCTAGGGACCACTCCTAGGATTTAATATGTACAGTGTAAAATCTAAAATATATAACATGAAAAATATGTAAATGTACAAATGCACTAGACTGCTTCCGCAATCGTATAAGGCTTCATCAAGGGCGGACCTTGATATAAGAACAAACTAAAATCATCGCCAGCTGCACAAAAAGCTTTCGCTTTTGCAGCAGTATCCGCGGCGGTGATAAAGTCAGCCTTGTATGTAAACAAATTTGCCTCATCCCGAGGAATATTGTTCGCCAACAGGTTCCGTGCATGATAAAACCTGTGGATGTTGTGATAAGGAATCTCAGCCTCAATAACTGGATTCTGATGGATAGGTAGATGAACCATACCCATGTGAGGCGCTGTGTCAACGTAATCTTCGACGTCATTCACAGCAGTTCCCGCTAAACTGGTAGTAGTGGAAGTAGACTCTGCGAATGAAAAACCATCACGAGAGCTATCAACACCTTCTCTTCGAACAATGGATTGATATCCACGAATGGTGTTGTTTGCTTCCACAGCAAACTTCCATCGAATGCCCCCTCGAATTCCTACAAAAGCAGGAGTCAAGTAATTAAGCATAGTCATAGCAGCTAAGTTATAACCGGCTGTTCCCCCATTAGTACTATCATCAGTAGAACCAACATCTGTAACTGCATCACCACGATAAAATGGGAAATACCAGCTTCGCAAAGCAACATGATTTACTGTAGCATTCGTTGATGAACCTGTAGAAAACCGATATGAAGTGTGAAAGGAATACCTCTTCAAAATATTTCGGAAAGAAACCACAGGATCACCATGATAAATGGCAGCAGCTTCCTTGTCAGCGAGCATATGCGGAGCCAAAGACATTTCAGTTTCTTCCTGAAGCGGCTTATTGGGCTCCGTCGTTCCCTCCTCAACAACTTGCTTCTCTTTGCCACTCTGTGCCTCATATCCTGATTGAGCGAAATATGATACTTCATGTAAGAAATCATCAGAAGGTCCAAAGAATTCCGCGTCTTCCCCCATAGAGATATAAACATTAATCGCAACATCGTTGTTAATAGAATCATCAGGACCAGATAATTCATTGACAACATAGACGCCGATGACCCCATTATACGTGCTCTGACCGGTGGTAATTGTGAGAGCAGCAGTATCAGTCTGATCATAGTAACTGACATTCGAAGCATCAGTGTGCAAGTAAGAATAAGGTTGACCCCAACCAACATCAATGGTAAAGTCTCTCTCAGCTTGCAGATCAACAATGTGAGTGTACTGAGACTGATACTCACTAGAATTGCCCATATCATGCGGATCATAAACAATCTTAATCCGACCTCGATGATAGGCAGATGCTTCAATCTGAAATCTGTAGCGAATGGTTCCACGCCAAAAATCAAAAGGCGCGGCAACAAAACCAGGGGCAGTAAGATAAAAACCTGAGGAAGATCCGACAGCCACACACGGGGTGACATACGCATTCCAAAGCAGTGTTTCCGAAGCAGTGGCTTGCGCCCAAGTAAACGTCCCCATGTAACTCTCATGAGCTGCAATAGATCGCAAGGCCATATCGTCATTACCACTAAGACCAATAGTACGAGGATCATGAGTCGTTTCTTGCTTCCAATCATAAGTGAGCTTATCACTAGTATCAGGAAGATTAGTATTGACCCAGTTACCTCCTGGTCGTGGGACAACCAATTGTCCTTGATCGGCAGTTGTTGGTCTGCTAAAACCGAGCAAACCAGAAACTTCTGCCAATGTTCCAGCACCAGTTTCTGCTGCACGAGCATACGGACCAATAAGAGGAATAGCAGAAAGCTTTCCGGCAATATGTGCAACAGCCGCAGCAGGTTTCGAAATAAATTGGTGTCCAAACTCATCTTTGACCCAACTCCGAAAACCCATTTGCGGTTCAAAAATCTCTGTTTCACAAACACAAGGCTCATCTTCATTCCAATCCTCTTCATCCGCATGATACAAAGCATCGGCAATTAAAGGCACGGCTTCGAGTGCTCGAGACAAACATCCTCCCTGAGCTGTCAAACCAACAGCATCTTCAGTAGTAGGAATAGCCAAAGAAACACTCTCTGCCCAAGCAAAGACTGAAATAGCAACAGTATCAGCAGAACCCTGCGCATGTTTCAGTGTATTGAGAGATTGTATAATGACACCTCCCATCCTTCGCCAATCACCTGCTGGAATAAATAGATAATTACTTGGCGAAATATAAGGAAGAACCATATCTGCCCCCGCAGAAGTGGTAGGATCCAAGAAAACATGAGGTTTCTGCGACAGAGCACAATTGTAATTAGCACTCCTTGCAGCAATTGTCTCCATTCGATCAGGAGAGTTCGCTGGAGTTGCACTATAACGAGGCTTATATCCAACCAGTAGTCTACCGTAATGAAACGGCGAACCATTGATTAGAAACCTCAGATGCAAATTACATCGAACCAAATTAAAATTGTTAATACGATTCACAACTCTCGCATTCTCAAAGAAATTCGTCCAAGGATCAAATGTTTGGAAAAACGCTGATCCAGGATCCCACGTAAAATCCTGAATCTTAACTGGTCTCTCCAAGTAAGAACCTAATGGGGCATCACTATTGTCAATAACACCGAAGGTCTTATCGATGTCATTTTCAACAACATGCATCCAAGAAGGATTTTCATCACAAAAAGTGACGTTTTGCGTCTTCAACGATCCTGGTGAAGGCGCAACGCTTAAATTAACGAGGGAAGCACCCCCGTGGACATTCGAGTCCATACTTTGTATATTTTCAGTAGTAGTGAGTTCATTAATATACATTACGAACAGGGAAACTCAATCCTGCACGCTGCATCCATATGTATTCCAGTAGCCAACTGGGAGGTTGAAAAACCTCGACACTATATATACAAAAGCCTAATCACAAATCATCACAACACATGGATAAATATAGATATGTAATTGGTAATCCAGATATATACATTCCGTTTTAACAAGCATCACGCAACCCGATGGAATTCGGGCTAACCATTTTATAGAGTGGTTGGACTCTCAAAACTCACTGGAGGAAGTCCCTCCCCCAAATATTTATTCTTCCACTCGGCAAGCCGTTGATCATAAGAAACATCAATATCAGAACAATGATGAGCAATTCCTGCTTTCTTCACAATTTCTTGCATTTGTTTTAGTCGTTTATCAAAAACTTCACGACCATGGAAGAACCATTCACGGAGAGCACCGTCAATGTTACCTCCCGCCAATTCCTCTGGTGTCATAGATGAACTGGCAAGAACTGAATGAAGTGATTTCAAAATAGACAACTCATTCAGTGGCGCAAAATACATGTTCACCTCATCAGAATATCGAAATTTCCTTTTCAAGAAATCAACATCCTCAAAATTCATGTACTTCACTGGAACAGATTCTTTGTCGGGCATAGTGAACTTCTTACCAATCTTTCCAAACTCCTCAATAGCGGTTAAAATGTTCAATTTATCCGCATGAGGGGATACTGATCCAACAATATCATCACCGTAAGTCATAATCGCCGCAACTTCCCGAAAGGGGCGCGCACTAAACTTGTACTTAGTGAAATAGACACATCTCGTCAAAAACGAGTTACACGTACAATTCACATAGACGGTAAGATTTTGTCCAGAAGGATTTGATCCATTAAGTTGAACTAGCGTACCATCATAAGACATGGTAGGATAAGCGATTTCCGTCGCAATTCCTTCCATAATCTTCAAGTCCCGCTCCGAATAATTACACTCGGCAGCCAACTCAATGTACGCTTTAAGTGCCAACAATGTTTCACTGGGTCGCATTTCCAAATCATACTTGGAATAGTCTCCAGCATAAATTCGCTCTTTCCCAAACGAAGAAACATGATGAGCAAGTTCATCCCATTCAGGACCTTGAGCGTTAATGCCAACGGCACACTCCGATAACTTTGGGTTCATAGAAAGAAAACGCATAATTGGCAGAAAATACTTTCGCACTGCCAACTGAAGTTCAATTGGAGAAGCTTGGAAAACTCGCACTTTATCCTTTGTAACCTTCGTAGGTTCATCTTTCAATGATCCTTTAAAAATTGGATATGCGCGTTCACCCTTTAACCAACATTCTTCCATTTCTCGTTCACGTTCCCAAAATTCAGGAGCTAGATCTTTAGGCTCACTCTGCTCAGGATAATCCATAGGGTCCAACATCACAACATGATCACGTTTAGGCCCTCCAAGAGGAAAACCCATAGACGTAGACATCTTCATAGAATCAATGAATTTACATCCATCAATTCCAGAAACTGTAGCAACATCAGATAAAGGAGTCATCGAATTCCACATAGGGTCACGAATCTTTCCCAACAAAGGATCAATCCAATCCTGCTTGGCTTGAGAAAGCAAATCCAAAGAGAAACCTGCGTTATTATTTGCACTATGAACAAGTGCTTCTCTGAAACAACGCTTCTCAGGTTTGAACTTGGGCGGACCCCAGATATTTGGCTGACCAGTAACCTCCTCAACGATCTCAGAAATAACAGTAGGAACAACACTTGATACCATATTAGTTCTGGCATCTGTCATTCCATAAACCTGAAAATGATGATCTGGCTCCATAAAATTGACAATACTCTTAGGATGAATCTCTGTAGTCTTAAGCAATTGCTTGCTATACACTTCAGTTGGCATAATTCCTTCTGAAAGCGATAACATCACATCCAATTGACGTAATTTACTTTCAGCATTTACCAATTCATCCATAGTAATACTACCACAACATCCTCTGCCAGTACCAGGAGCTCCGCCTAAGTGGAAACCAGCAATAACAGAGGGTTTAGTCTCACTAACAAAAGTTGCCATACAAAGACCAGGACGGGTGTTGATAGTCAAATCAGAATACTCAGCACCATAAAATCTCCCAGCATCAGTAGCAACATTGTGGAAGTTCAACCTAGCAGTAGCTTCTTCGAAAGATCCATCCCGTAATCGGTAAACCATGCGCGCTGGGACAGCACGTTCAGCAATTCGATCAACAGGCAAATAAGACGTAATATCTTTCCAAGAACCGCCATTTGGAACCCAAACAAGACACAAATCAGTATTCTCCAATTTCACGGAGTGTGATTGATCTAAAATACATTTGAAAGAACTTCCAACAGCATCAATATCATGTTTCACAAACTCTGCATTCAATCTTTCATGTTTGTTCCAAAAATGGTAAGGCATTAAAGCAATATTTGATTTCACAAACACTGCATTACACATCCTCACTCCACTCTCTTCAGGAACTCGCAAATAACATAAATTCTTACGAACTAGTGTCATAATACGGGTAGAATCGGAACTAACTGATTTATCAGAACCAGGAATAGGTGTAACGTAAACTTTTGCCCAATCGCTGGGCGCAGCATCTCGTTTCTTTACTTCCTCAGCACTTGGATCTAACCATCCCTGACTACGGAACTGATACATCGCACGAACAGTACGGCATACAGCAATAATAGCAAGAATAAAAGTCACACCCCCAAACAATTTCAAATATCGCGAAGAAACAACACGTCGGTATGTGTCCAACAATGATTGACGTGAGCGCACCAATCGCATTTCCAATGATCTTTTACATACAGCCATAGTCACAGGTACACATGCAAAAGCACAGAAATAACACAACCAACGTGATAAGGGATTCTGAAAAATCGAGAGTAACAAAAAACAAAAAGCGCAAAGATACGCTCCGAAAATATAAGTCAACTCTCGATGTAACACACGATTTCGAACAATAATGCCGGCAAACCAATTCACAAAAATCTGAGGAACATAATCAAGAAAACCAAAGATAGATAAATTCAAAATACGAACCACCCATAAGTGTGATTGAATAATACTTTGAAATAAACCTTCAATACCTGCTTGCTTCTTCAAGCACTTGCAGTACTCGCACGGGTAATCACATTCAGAGCAGAACTCCAAGTCAGCATCCATACGATTAGCTTTCTCAACAAATTCCTTCTGCTCTTTAAAATACTTAGCAGATTCAATCCTCAAATATCGCAAATATTCAGCACAAGAAATATTGGTCAATTCCTTTCCTTCAAAAATAACTGGCTCAAAGAGCCACATGTCAGCAATATGAGACCCCGACTTCGAATCTTGGGGACGCGCTGCAACACGGCGGACAGAAATATTCCAAATATCTTGAACAGTCTTGGGATCAGCATGGAACTCCTTCCACACTTTCCCAGTATCCAGCATCATGGTTTTCGTGCCAGTATTGTCAACAGTACTATACTCAGGTTTGATCTCAACCTTAGTATGAACATGACCTCGGCGCAAAATACTCACAGGTTCATGTGAATAATTATCAGCACCAAGAGTCTCGTCATTAGTAGTAACTGCTACAACACGAGGTTCAATAGAAACTTACCTTTCTCAGACAAATCAGCCATCTTGGCATGCAAACGAACATTATTACACAAATCTATCAAAATCCGACTTGGTGCTTGCTCAACATACTTCTCTTTCGTATTATTAAAATCATCAACACGAATACAGGTGACATGAATCTTCATACCATCCATATGTTTCTCACCATCAGCTAAAGTATGAATATAATCCTTGGTATATGGATAACCATTCGACTTCAAAACTGTGGTAATACCAAGATCTGAGATAGTTGATTT